GCAATTATAGCCTGTTCTGGACGCAGAGAAAAGAAGAGCGCCCCACCGCCGAAGAAGGGTTCAATAAAACGACCATATTTAGCGGGGACTCTTGGAAGCAAGTCGTTAAGCATCTGTGATTTACCACCAGCCCACTTCATTATTGGTCGGCAGGGCAATTCAACAAGATTATCAGTAAGTGCATTTTGCGGCATATCTTATCTCCAAATTATTAACCAATAACAAGCCGAACTGCTTATTTCACACAGCTCCGATTATCTGCCGTTTCCGGTCCCTATATATAAGATCATCGGGGTGTCCGGTGTCGTCGTCAAAGGCATCTAGCCACAACTTATTTCGATTTTAGAATATCAGCGCAGGAAATAGCCGTCAATGACTTTTTGCGATTTGGATACATTAGAACAAGATTCTTTTCTTGGTGCCAAACACGACTTATTTCGAATAGCCTATTTTTCTTGTAATTTTCCCGTATTTTGTCCGAAAAATTGCAAAGTGATTGTGTGCCTGTACTCCATCCGGTTTTACAAAGGGCCGCTACTCCATCATAACCGGCGTTAAAGTCCCAATTCTCTTGATCCAGGTGACACGTGTTTGATTGTGCGTTGTGTCGGTCGATATGGTTTTTTTCTACGAAGTCAGCCATATCTTGTGAACAGGTAGCACTTACAAAATGGACGGTTTTTTTACCTAATTTTATTTTATTGTGCGTATACATGGTTTTTTATCCTTTTATTTTTGCGATTAATTCAGGAGAAAGCCCGGTGAAAATAGTCATGTTCTCAACGTCCGTCTGACTATACCCAGCCGCTAATAGTTCCCCGCCCGTTATGCTTGCCCGTGGTGAAATAACAACTTTTAAGCGTAAATCAAGCGCCCTTTTCCGCCATGCCTGGACTTGCTTTGCCCATGATTCATTGCATGATATGGCAAGTTCTAACTTTTCATCATACGCAAAAAAGACTTTCAAAAAACGGTCAAGTGTTGCTGCGTCAATTTCATTCCTACCGACATAATCACCGGCACCACGGCCAAAAGTATTACAGGCGGCAAAGCATACAAAGTCAGCATGTTTCGTTACCGTTTCACCATTGGGGAAAGTACAAGTTCCGTTTGCAAGTAGCATATTCAGGCACACAAGCACGTTTGCGTTCCCGGCGTCGCATTCATCAATCAAGATTAAACCGCCATTTTTGAAAGCATCATAAAGCATGGTTTTTTGATAGTTTCCGTTTGCGTCCATGTATCCCATAAGGTTTGAAATGGTTGTTTGTTCACCTACTGACAAAGCATAAAAGGGAATATCAAGAGAATCAGCCACGGCATGACACACAGTAGTTTTACCTGATCCGGCCGGTCCGGTTAGCATGGTATGTTTGCGCAATGCTGCGTTTTTAAGTAACATTTCAAATTGAAAATGCTGGACACCAACTACATTTATTTTTCCAGTGGGAAGTAATACTTCAATGCGTTTCATAGCGCCGGAAAGGGCCTCATTTATCATTTCTTTAACTCTTGTTTCGTCAAGTTGTGCCGGTTGTGCCTGAAGATGGTTAGAAACAAGCGCCCCTAACATAGCGCCCAATTGTGACATATCAGGGGCAGGGGCAGTACTTGCCGGTTGTGCTTGTGCTGGCTTATTTCCTGTTTGCAGATACTCAATGAGCGCCGTTTTACTCGCATCTAATACGCTTGATCCATTCCATCCCTTTTCTCTTACCAGGGGCCGCAATTCCGATACCGTCATTTTTTCATAATCTGTAAATTCCATTTTTGTTACCTCCCGTTTATTGTTTCGAATATTCCAAAGATTAAGCACGCCAGGGCCGCTATTGTTATGAGTTCCATATTAGCAATTATAGTTTACGGGCCTTTCGTACTTGCCCCGTTCATCGCGATAAATAGAAACAAACATTCCGTATTTTGTGCCGTTATCAAAATGGTAAGTGAACGTTTCACCGTATCCAATACCGCCGTTAAAATTCCATGACACAATCAAATTTTCTGACATAAGCGCGTCATTCAAAGTGTTAAACCAATTTTTTTTGAAACTACGGTTAAATGCTATCGGTGACTTTTCCATTTTGTAACCCTCCTGGCTGAATTGACTTGATGTCTATTTGTACCATATCCTATTATTTAAAGTCAATAGAAAAAATGATAGATAAACAAAATAATGAATAATATTTTGATGGACACCAAAAAGATAAAAAGCGCCGTCTCTTGCCATTTTCACCGACAAAATACAAACGATGGGCAAGGGGAAAAAATCGGACGTGTTAGCATGGAAATGAGATGGACGGGACAAAGCAAACGGGCCGTATTTTGGGCACGACTGGACGTGTTAGCGTGCTAACTTGTGACTTGACCCAGTAGGAACGATCCAGGGGGAGAAAGCAAAAAGGTACTTGGAAACACTCATTTCGGTGCGGGGTGTTTAGCCCCCGACGCTCCCGTCCATTTGAAAAACAGCTATTTGGAGGATTTTACAAAAAGTGTGTTGATAAATAACTTACTCATGTGTACTATTCAAACACACCGCGCTGACGACTTGGGAGGGTACAAAGTGCTTGAAATCACAGTAGATACAAAAGATATCGAAGCCGCACTCACTGCCGCGCCTAATCAACTCCGTTACGCAACTCAGCAGGGAATCAACAAGACAGCATACGATGTGCAGGGTGGCGTAAGGCAAGCAATGCCGACCGTGTTTGATCGCCCTACTCCCTTCACCATAAACAGCCTCAAAGTATATCCCGCCAATCAAACCACACTGACCGCCGACATCAATTTCAAAGGCAAACCATCCGATCATTATTTACGCCCAGAAGTATTCGGCGGGCCTCGTCCTCAGAAGATATTTGAAAAACGTCTCGGAAGTTATCTTATCCCCGGCAAAGATGCGCCCCTTGATAGATACGGCAACGTATCCGGCGCTCAGATCGTGCGTATGCTCTCGGTTCTTGGTATGGCGCAGCCAGGGCAAAACCGTACCGAAGGAAGCGCAAAGCGTAAAATGCGAACCCTCAGCGGCTACAAAGAATTTGTTGTAATTGATGGCAATATTTACGAGCGCGTGCCGGAAGCTGGCCGGGAATTATCTGCGAAAGCCAAGAAGGGTTTAAAACCTGGGGTATATCAGAAGGCTCCCGACGGTTCAGTTAGGAAAGCGCGTGGCCTCAAACTGTGGTTTTTTGCCCCAAAGAAGGATCCAGCTTACAAGCCACTTCTCCATTACAATAAAATCAGCAAACAAACCATTGACACCCGCTTGGCCGACAATATCCGCAAGGGGATTTCAATGGCCTTCAAACGGGCAGGCAAATAATGGCCCCGAAAAAGAAACTTCTACAGCCGGACGTATCCGCCACATTCAAAACTCGTAACGCCGCGTATGAATGGTTGAAAGCGGAAGGGTACAAGATCACCCATACCGCCTTTTACAACGATTGCAAATCTGGCGTTATCGGAGTCAACAAAGATGGCTCCGTATCCCGTCACAAAGTCGCACTCTATGCTCAGACCAAAGACGCCGGTGTGGTTCAGGTATTAAGCCTCACCGCAAAAAAAGAAGAATTGACCGTTGAAAAGCTGCAACTCGAAGTTGACCAGAAGAAAAGAGAGGCGCGGAAAGATGATGATAGGTGGCTGTACCGTGACGAAGCATACGCTCAGATGGCCGCTTTCTTTGGCACGCTGATCGAATCGCTCAATCATCACTTCATGGTTGCCATGGATGAAATGGTGGACACCCTGGACGGCAATATTTCGCTCAAAGAGCAAGGCTATGAACTGGCGGAAGATATTATAGGCAGGGCATGTAACGAGGTGTGTGCAATGGGACAGATCAACAGGGTATTGGTAAAGGGGCCGCAATGAGAATAGCAAAAATAATAAGTGACGGTACAGCCAATGGCACACGTATTTTAGACGAAAAAGGCGACGCAATAACTAATGTAGTCGCTGCAAATTGGAGTGTAGACGCTACCGGAAGTAAAGAGTGCATAGTAACCCTTTTCTGTTTGGGTGTTGAAGTAGATATTATGGGAAAAGTGGAGGAGTCACATGAATGAAGTCAGCCACAACTTTTCCGACCTCAAAGCAAAGGTTCTCTCCGATGAAATTGAAAATATGAGGGTTATATTACCTCTCATGATCGAACACCAGTCTATTTATGCCAAAATAACCCGCGCAAAGTTTCTGGCGCTGCTTGATGCGGGGTTTACCAGACAAGAGGCTTTTGCTCTTTGCAAGTAAAACCTCTCGACATCTCATCATTTGAGCTTTCCGAGTATCATCTTGACAAAGCGGATAACTACCCCGTCTCTTTCGATATCCCCGCCGCCTTTAAATTCCGTCTCCGCAAACCAAAACGAATAAAGGTATCCGAATGGGCGGAAAAGTACCGAGTCGTAACCGATGGAGCACATGACGGCCCGTGGCGGCATGAATATGCCCCTCATACCGTCAAGATCATGGACACCTTTGGCCTGCCGTGGGTTAGGGAAATATGGTTTTGTGGCGTAGAGCAGTCAGGCAAAACCAATACCATGATAAACTGCATCGGATGGGCGGTTGATCGCTCCCCCGGTGACATCTTCTACCTCATGCCGACCGAAGAAACAGCGGCTAAGGTATTCGGCGGAAAGCTCATACCTACTTTGAAGCGCTCACCAGTGTTAGCACCGTACCTGTCGGAACGCGCCGACGATACTGTCATGGGTAAAATCGTCATGCGTCACGGCGTCACCATCTATCCAGCTCACTCCAACAGCCCCGCAAGCCTTGCCACCTTCACCGCTAAATACTGTTTTTGCGACGAAACAGACAAATACCCTCCGATGGCCGGAAAAGAAGCCGATCCAATCACCCTTATTAAGAAACGTAACCGCACATTCAAAGGGCGATACAAGCGGTTTTTTGCCTCCACTCCCGCGCAATCCTACATCTGGAAAGGAGCGCAAGAGTGCCACCAATTATTTGAATATCGCCTTAAATGCCCTGATTGCGGCGAATTGATACGGGCAGATGCCGACCATCTTGTCATTCCGAAAGGGATTACCCCTGAACAGGCAGAACTCACACAGATTCACTACTCCTGCAATGAATGCGGATCGCTCTGGGACGACACGCAGCGAGAAAAGGCGATACGGCTTGGCCGATGGGTATGTGTCAAAGGTCAGGACGAATTACGACCGGCAAAAGTTGGCTTTCATCACCGCGCCTGGGACTGCCTCGACATCTCACTTTCGGAAATAGCCGCTGCTTGGCTTAAAGCCAAAACCGGCGACATGGTTTCACAGATCGCATGGGCCAACGGCTATGAAGCCGAGAATTACGCCCCTGAAATCAGGGTTCGAACATCAGATGCTATCTTGCTCCTGCGTGACGATCGACCGGAAGGGCTTATTCCCTCTGTTCCTATCGCTGCTATCACGGCAGTATTCGACATGCAGAAGCGTGGTTTCTGGTATTCAGTGCGTGCGTGGGGCTTTGGGCTTGAACAGGAGAGCTGGCAACTCAAATATGGCTATGTGGACAGTTGGGAAGCCCTGCAAACGATCTTTTGGAATAGTGAATTCAAGGATATGGCAGGGAAAATCTACCAGATTACCTATCGACTGGGGGATTCTGGTGGTGGCGAATCAGAAGGCGATTCCGATCTTTCCCGAACAGCGGAAGCATATCTCTTTGCCTGCAAGAATCCGGGCCTGTTGCTCTGGAAAGGTAAACGGGTAATGACATCCAAATTCCAGAATCCGAAAACCCTTGACCGGCTCCCCGGCACGAATAAGCCCTTGCCCGGATCGCCGTTACTCTACGTTGCCAACGTCACCCATTACAAAGACAGACTGGCGGCAAAACTACAGATCGAACCGACCGACCCCGGCGCGTGGCACCTCCATAAAGACGCATCTGAAAATTTCGCCCGACAAATGACCGCAGAATACAAAGACGGCAGCTATTGGGAATGCGCCAAAGGCAAAGATAACCACTTATGGGACTGCTCCGTCATGGAACTGGCCCTTGTGGACTTCATGGGTGTCAATACCATGAGGCCACCAACGAACAAGCCGCAAGAGCACAGACCGGCCCCCGCTACCACACGCGAACTACCAAACTGGTTTAACAAAAGGAGATAGCAACATGACAGCACCGATCTACAGACGGCAGGAAATGGTATCTGTTTCACACATTGCCGAAAGGTGGAATGTCAGTATCAGTAAAGTATACCAGATGATTGATGCTGGCGCGTTAGCGGCGTTCAAAATCGGTGGCAGCTTGCGTGTCCACATCAGTAAAATACTTGAATATGAGGAAAACGCAAAATTGATGTAACTGCATAAACTTTCCAAATCTTCCAAACCTTGCATGACTTCCCTGCATAAACCCCATATTTTTGACGCAATATGGCTATTACCCCTCTCTATACCGTTGCTGAACTCGACGCGCTCATCACCCAATGGAAAACCATTGAGAGAGCCGTTACGCTGTACGGTCAATATGAATCCACCATTGACGGTTCGACCCGCCGTTACACTGCCCGAAACCTCAAAGAAATAAACGATCAACTGCAACTGTATCAATCCCGCCGCGAGGCTCTGCAATCAAGCCGCAATGTAAACGCGCCACAATTCCTTGTCGGGAGGCCGTACCGTGGCTGATCTTGCTCGCATAGGCAAAACATACCCGTCTCCCATGGCCTCCGTTATCAGCCGTTCCGGTGGCGGATCGCTCGGCACCATGTCTAACTGGTCGCCCCGTCGTCTTTCGTGGCCGGAAGAAGGCAGACAGCGCGAGCAGATTGTCAACCGTGCCAACGATATTGCCGCCAATAACGCCCACGGTGCCAGCCTTGTAGATTCCATTACGGTCAATACCATAGGCTCAGGCTTGTGGCCGCAGTCAAAACCGAATTACAAGCGCCTCGGTATTTCCGAAGAGCAGGCGTGCGATATTGCCGAACAGATGGAGTGGGAATTTGAGCAGTTCTGCAAAACGGCTGACGCCTCCTCGCCGTCTGCTGCAACTGCGACATCCAACTTCTACGGCCTGCAATTTCAAAACGTCTACTCGATGCTGGTCAACGGTGAGTTTATCAACCTCCCCTTGATGATAAACTCACCAGACCGGCGTTACTCACTGGCCTTACAATCCATTGACCCTATCCGGTTGCGTACACCCATGGCGCTGATCGGCGCAAAGAACGTGCGCGACGGTATCCGTCTTGGAGAATACGGCGCACCTTCCGGCTACCTGATAGCCGACCCGGAAGATGGCCGGTTCACGACCTCACTTGACTTGCGGTTCTTCCGCGAAATATCCCCCGTATCTGGGCATAGAGCAAACATCTTTCACCGATTCCACAAGAAGTTGCCTGAACAGGTACGCGGGACTTCAATACTTGCTCCCTCCATGAAGTTTTTCAGGGACATGAACGACTATCTTGATTTTGAACTGGTAGGCGCAATCATCGCCGCCTCCTTCCCCGTGTGGATCGAAAAGCAACAGGGTTTCGATGCTAACACGCTGGCAGCAAATCCCTACAACCAAAGCCCGGACGACCTGACCAAATATCAGGAAGTACCCGCAGGGCAAATCATGTATGGCAACGCCGGGGAAAAACCGCACGTCATGGGACACCAACGACCAGGCGGCAGCTTTCAAGTATTTGTGGAAACCATGCTCCGTGCTGTGGGCGCATCAGCCGGTATGCCCTACGAAGTCATTGCCAAGGATTTCAGCAAAACCAATTACAGCAGCGCACGGGCGGCACTTGAAGAAGCATGGCGGGTATTCGGACTCTATCAGGATTGGATGGTATCGTATTTCTGTCAAATCGTCTGGGAAATGGTCTTTGAAGAGGCGTTCTTACGCGGCTACATCAAACTGCCCAAAGGTGCGCCGGATTTTTACGCGGCAAAAGCAGAATGGACAGCCGCAACATGGATCGTCCCAGAAAAAACGCAGCTTGACCCGGTTAAGGAAATGACCGCCTCAATCATGGGACTCAACAGCAACATTTTCACCGCCGCCGACATCGCCGGAAAGCGTGGTAAAGATTGGGAAGCACAGTATGAGCAGCGCAGCCGTGAGAATAGAAAAGCCGACCAGCTTGATCTTCCCCGCACGGTGGACGCGCTTAAGCCGAAAGTAGACCGGACATCACCGGATGACAATACGGACGACAACACGGACGACACGGTACCAGGAACACCCGCGCCGCCAAACGGAGAATAACATGAAACTTTCCGACATCGCCAACGGCCCGTGGGCCATAACCCCGGAAATGCTCATTGAGATACAGGGCATTTATGCCACTCACCTGCGCGGCGACAAAATCGACATCAGCAAAGTTGAGGCCGCTCTCGGTCGTCCCCTTGCCAACAGTCAGCAGGGTTCAACCGTTCAGGACGGCGTGGCGGTTATCAGCGTTCAGGGTGTCATTGCCAAAAAAATGAACCTGTTAAGCGAAATATCAGGTGGCGCATCTTCCCAGATGGTTGCCAATGACTTCAACACCGCCGTCAATGACCCGAATATCAAAGGCATCATACTTTGCATCGACTCCCCCGGTGGCACGGTAGACGGCACAAGCGAACTGGTTGATGCAATATTTCAGTCACGCGGTAAAAAGCCAGTGTGTGCCTTTTCTGACGGCATGATAGCCAGCGCCGCCTACTGGATCGCCTCGGCAGCAGACGCAATCTATATTTCCGGTGACACAAACCCCATTGGCTCAATCGGCGTGGTATCAGCCCACCGTGACTACAGCAAACAGGAAGAAAAACAGGGCATCAAGACCACAGAGATAACAGCCGGTGCATACAAGCGGGTAGCCAGCCAGTACGAGCCACTTTCAGCAGACGGCAAGGCAGAGATTCAGGGAAAGGTTGATTATCTCTACAGCATATTTGTGGATTCAGTGGCCCGTAATCGCGGTGTTAGCACGGAAACCGTTTTATCTGATATGGCAGATGGGCGTGTATTCCTCGGCGCACAGGCAATCAGCAACGGATTGGTTGACGGTGTTTCAACCATGCCGAATATCATAGCAGACATGCAGGACAACACGAAACGCGAACAGATTATGAAGCACAAAAAAATGGCCGGTGTGCCACAAAAAAAGGAGAACAAGAAAATGACAAAAGCCGAAATTTTAGAGCAGTTCCCCGAAGCTGCCGCAGAAATAGCAGCAGACGCCGTGGCCGGAAAGCAGTCATGCGGAAAAACCTGTGATTCATGCGGTAAAAAGACCGGGGCAGAATCCGCAGTATGCCTGATCTCTGCAACAATGGGAGCCGAGGTAGGAGACAAGTTCAAAGCACTGGTTGAGAGCGGTATAACCGCAGAGCAGGCCACCGCACTGAACATCAAGATTGAAACCTCGGCAGTTGCCAACGATGAAGCCAGTCGCGCTGCTATTCTGGCCGCACTTCAAGCCGCCGCCCCTACCGGTGTGCAAACCGGAAAACAGGCAGATGAAACAGTAACCGACCGAGCCGCCGCCGTTGCCGCAATCGTGGCCGGTGGATCACGCTAACACAACACGGAACGCCGCGAGGCAGTACCGAAACTTTAAGGAGAAATTACCATGAGCGAAACCTACACCCCCCAAAACCTGATTGCCGGTGATTACCCGCTGGTAACAGACATCGTAATCGTTGACGCCGGAAACTTGGCAGTTGGTTCCGTGCTCGGCAAAATCACCGCCACCGGAAAATATATTCTTTGTGACAGCGGTGCCGCTGACGGCTCCGAAGTTGCTCAGTGTATCCTTGCCGAAGCCGCAGACGCAACAGGCGGCGACGTAAACGCAGTAATCTACCTGTCAGGCGCATTCGACGAGAATCAGCTTGTCTTTGGTGGTGCTGACACAGCAGATACGCACCGCGTAGCACTGCGCGGCAAAAACATCTACCTCAAAAAAGCGGTAGCGTAACTCAAAACCGGAACGCCGCGAGGCAGTACCGAACCTTTAAGGAGATAAACCATGAGCATTGATATTTTCGATACCCGCACCATGCTTGATGCAATCGAGCAGATGAAGCGCCCTACAAACTTCCTCCGTGACACCTTTTTCCCTGCCGCAACGCCGGTTGAAACCGAAACCGTTGACGTAGATATCGTCAAAGGCAAGCGCCGCATGGCCCCGTTCTGTTCGCCTCTCTCAGAAGGCAAACTGGTTGAGAATATCGGTTTCTCAACCTCTACGCTCAAACCCGGCTACATCAAGCCGTTCAAGATCACAACCGCAGCCGACCTATTGAAACGCGCACCCGGCACAACTCTTTATTCTGGCGGACAGACCATTGAACAACGCGCCCAGGTAAAACTTGGTTCCGACCTTGCCGATCTCATGGACATGATCGACCGTCGTGAAGAGTGGATGGCAGCAAGCGCCCTAGACACAGGTGTTATCACCATGAAAATCAAAGGTGAAACCGCTGATAAAACCGTATCAGTCGATTTTCTCATGGATGCCACCCACAAGGTAACTCTTGCCGGTGCTGACCTGTGGAGTGCCGGTACCGGAACGCCGATTGCTGACTTGCAGGAGTGGGCCACCCTGATTCGTAAAGACTCCGGTGTCAACCCTACACAGGTAATCATGGGGACAGATGCCGCCGCAGCCTTTATCAACAACACTACGGTTAAAGCAATCATGGATAACCGCCGTGTTGATATGGGTATGGTTAACCCGCAGCAGCTTGCCAATGGCGTTTCGTATCTCTGTTCGATCAACGCCCCAGGCCTTGCAATCGACGTATACACCTACGAAGAATGGTATCTGAACGAAGATACCGGTGTGGAAACGGCGATGGTACCTGCTAAAAAAGTCTGGATGGGTTCGCCCAAAACTGCCAATCGTACCCTGTATGCCGTCATTCAGGATATGGAGGCAATCGAAGAAGGTTCCGCAGCCGTTAAGCGGTTCCCTAAATCATGGGTGCCAAAGAATCCGTCTGCACGTCACCTGATGGTACAGAGTGCACCGCTGGTAGCACTCCTTCAGCCCGACGCATTTGTATCCGCAATCGTCTTGGCATAACCGAACGGGGCGGTGGTTTTACCGCCCCTTCCTTACAGGAGCATGAACATGGCTAAAAAAACTATTGCATCTGAAGTCATAGAGGGCGTGGTCGAACAGACAACAGGGGAATCCACGGAGGGAGTACACCTTATCTCTACCGGATTTCTCAAGTGCGACGGCATCAGGTATCAGACTGGCGACCCCTTCCCCTTCGACCATCCTGAAGCCGAGCGCCTGTTTGACGCTGGCGTGTTAGCAGCAGGGTAACATGGCATTCACCGATGCAGAACAGGCCGAAATGATGGCCGAACTTAGTACCCATTCGGCAATGGTCGACTTTGTCCCTATCAGCGTGGAGTTCAGCCAAGAGTCAGAACCGATTCAATTCAGTGACGGCAGCTACGAAATGGGTAAACCTTATTGCGTAGCCAAAGGCAAGGATGTGACCGACAACGCTATCAAACACGGCACCGCTTTGGTGATGGCATCAACTACGTGGTACGTCATCGGCGTACAGGAAAAGCGTACAGGGTTTTATCACCTGACGTTGAGTAAAACGGCATGAGTAAAGACGCTGATATCATGGACGCTCTGAAAACCCGCCTGCAAACGATACTCGTAACAGGTGGCTATCAGACCAACATAGGCCAAAAGGTGCATATCTGGCGAACGACCCCCCTCGGCCCGGAAGATGTACCGGCAATCATGGCCGATGACACCGATATAGAGCACAACAACGGGGCAGTCATGGGCATGACACGTAACACCATGTCCGTTGATATGGTTGTCGTGCTCACAGGCAGCGCAAGCCTTTCAGATGCACGTAAGGCGCGTGCCGACCTTAAAAAGTGCCTCCACGGGTATGAAACAATGGGGGGGCTGGTCAGCCGCATGTCAGTCGAGAAAACCGCCATTGAAATGAAACAGTTTGAAAACCTCATTGCCGGGGCAAAAGCACGTCTAACTATCGAATACGACACACCAAGGGGAGAGATATGAAAACCATCGTTTATACTGGATCGCTTGGCCCGGACACGGTTAAATTTGGCGAAGCAGGAGAATTTATCAAAGGGCAACCGAAAGAGGTTAAGACCGCATTCGCTGACATACTTATAGCAAAAGGCTACTGCGAGGCTGTTGTAGTCGTAAAGGAAAAAAGCAAAAAGGCACCCGCCGAATAATTGCACAACCCGCACCGTCGAGAGACAGGAGCGCTACTCTTACATGCCGCGTCGTGATGACGCAGCGAAAGGACACTCATCATGGCACAAGCACAAGGCTGGAAAGGCACTCTCGGCATTCAGAAGGAAACTACCTTCGGAGCCGACCCCGCAGCACCATCACTCAACAAGGTTTACTTTGAAACAGCCAATCTTAACGCTTCACGCGGACTGACCACTTCCAACACCATTTCTGGTACGCGCAATCCGACAAAACCGGAACTCGGTAACATCGACGTAACAGGCGATATATCCGTTGAAGCGCAGGCGTACATCGGTAGTCTCCTTGAGGGCGTTATGGGCGCGGTCGCCACGACAGGCGCGGCAACACCCTATACGCATGTATTCACCGTCGGAGCGGCACTCCCCTCCTATGTTATCGAGCAGGGCTTTACCGACATCGCTCAGTTTTTCAAGTACAACGGATGCAAGTTCTCCAAAATGAGCATTAACACCACGCCTGAAGGCTTCCAAAAAATGTCTTTCGGCGTAATCGGCAAAAAAGAAACCATTGGCGTCGCATCCTTCGATGCCACCGCTACCGACCTCGGCAAAACATCCTTCACCGGTTTCATGGCTGCCGTCCTTGAGGGCGGCGGAGCAATCAGCAACGTTTCCAAACTTGACATCAACATCGAAAACAACCTTGACGGCAGCGTCTATGTCATCGGCGGGGCAGGCACCAGAGGCGCAATCCCCGAAGGTATGGTGAAAGTTTCCGGTTCCATTGACGTGCTCTTTGAAAACGTCTCTCTGCTGACCAAGGCAATTTCCGGTACCGAATCAAGCCTGAAAATTACCTACACCCTCGGCACTGGCGCAGGTACAGTCGGCAATGAATTGCTGGAAATCCTTGTACCGGAACTGATCTACTCCCAGAAGTCACCAGGCATCACCGGCCCTGGCGGAATCATGGTTTCGCTTTCATTTGAGGGCTACTACTCAAACAGTGTTGAAACATCGGCGTTACAGATCACCATTAAAAACAGCCAGGCTGCAATTGTGTAACAGGATTTGGCGGGACTCCTCTCCTCCTTGGAGCCGGGAGTCTCGCCGCTCCCTAGCCGCCTTTTTTACATTCTATAACCGGCTATGCCGGAATTTA